CCAGAGGTACTTTTAAAATACCGATGACCGCCCTAGCTTACCTTCCACATCCTTAGTGTATGCGGAGTCCTTACCGTATCGGGGGTCTTTCATTGCAGCTACAACTTCCGCTGTGCTGCGGAACTCATCCTTGGCAGGGGCAGATGCCTTACCGGCAAGCAATGTAGGCTCAGAGCCTTCCATAGCTTCACGCTTAGATACAAGCCATTCGACTGCCATCTTTGCGTTATCTGTACCTGTCCCAACCATCTGGTTGTAGAGTTCTAGTTCTTTTGTATCGAGCGCATCACGCGCCCAATCTGTCAACTCTTTGTAGCCTTCCTCACCGCCTACCACTTCCATAACTTGGGTGGCATCTGCAGTTTGTGCGGCGTTCATTCCGTTGATGTAGGTTTCCACCATTTCTTTGGGGTAACCCATAGCTTCCAATTCAGCGAAACTATCTTCGCTTAACTCACCAGAGCTTGCAAATTCTTCAGAGAACTTTTCAAAGCTTACAGGTTCTGACTGACCTTGCGGCTCTCCATCCGTATCAGATGGCTCTGCGGCTGTGTCTGTCGATCCTGAGAGTTTCTTCTCAAGTTCACTGTAGGACTTTGCTAAATCCTCTGGTGAGTTAAACTTTTCTGGCAACCATTCTGGACGTTCAGATTGGTTATCCTCCGCAACGGGTGCGTCAGGGCCAGTTTCGTCTTCTGTGATTGTGATTGTTTCTGCCATATTTAGTGGTCGATCCGTTTAATTGTGGATGCACCTTTAGAGATGGCGGGTGCAGCCAGTGGTTTCTTTTCAGGTGTAGCTTCTTCAGCCTTCACCTTCTCCACTGCCTTGCTGTCTTTGGCTTTCAACATAAGAGTTTCCTAGTGCTTTTGCGCCTTCTTGAATAGTACCGGGCCCAGCTTGCATCATCATTTGCTGCATCTGTGCCTGTTGCTGTTCTTGCGCTATTTGTTCTTGAGTTTTGATAAGACCTTCTGTCTCGATACCGAGTGCAGTGGCCCTACGTTTGATGTAATCTTGGAGGTTGACGTATTGCTGTAAGACCTCTGGTCCAAGAGCTTGTGTCATACCTTGGATAAACAGATCCAGTTTACGGAGGTCATGCCCCCGACCCAGTGCTTCCATCCCTGTTACAATCGTAGGTTTAACTACATTGTCTGGCAGCTTTGGCAGCTTCTTGGCCTTAGTCAGTACATCAATCTTGCGGTTAACGTAAGGAAGTTGAAATTCCTGTGACAGGATCGAGTAGATACCTGATAGGGTATCCTCTAGTTCTCCTGCGAGGTATCGGATTTCTTCCGCTGTAACTCGCTCTCCGTTTCGTTGAACAGAAGATTGAAGCATAAACTGTTGTGATAAGCGTTCTTCAATTCCCTGCATTGCCTGATAAGCCACACGGAAATCGTTAAACTTATCCATTTGCAGGACTGATACATCGTTACGATTACCCTCAATGATTGCTGTATTCTCAGCCTGGGCGATTGTACGCATGCGGGTTGTGCCGTTTGGGTTCACCATAAAGAGAACCTTGGCCGCTGCCGCTGCACCCTCAACGATTGCCTGTGACAATCCTTCAAGAGAACGTAAGTCGCCTAGAAGTTCTTCTACAAAGCCTCGACCATAATCTTCACCATCAATGCGGGAGAACCGCAGGGGTAGGAATGGAACTGAGCCTTCTTTATATTTACCCTTCGTGCCGGTTACTACTGTACCCTTGCACTCTTGATATACGTTGTAGAATAAATTCTTCCGCTCGATGTGTGTGTAGACTTCTACAGTCTTCTCATCACCCTCAAGCTTACCTGAGATGTTTGCGGCTGTCGCTTTGTCCAGAGCGTTGGGAGAGACATGCTCTACCACTACAATCTCTAAAACTTCTCCGTTGGGAGCGCGAGAAACTACATAACTATCTAGGTGTATTACTCTGGTTTTATCGGGTCCAACGTGGAGTAGGACATTACCTCCGACAATTAAATGTTTCAATGCTTCATGCACCGCAACTCTGTCACCAGACGTTTCAATCTCTGACATAACTGCCCGTTCATACTCACCCAATTGCTGTTCAATTGAGGTACGAGCCGCATCATCTTGAGCCATCTCTTTCAGAGTGTAAGGCTCAACCATGAAACGGAAGAACGGGGAGTTAGGTGGCATCAAAGCCAAAGAAAGTTTCGAAGCTAGGTTATTCACACCTCGCGCACCGATACCTTGGAAAGGAGTATACAAGTCACTCGTCTCGTTGTGGGTATCCTGTGGGATTAGCGAGGGAATAGTTAGCTCAGAACAATCTCTGGCTCGATCTAAATAAGATTGACGTGTCTGTTCAAGTTGACGGTAACGCGCTTCTGCGGTTCCCATACTCATTCAGTGTCTCACTTATTAATCTGTAGTCCTGTACCTTTTCCTATGTTGGAAACGGTTGGGTCTAAGTCTACTTTCAGTTGCGAGGTTCCCGCAGCCTTATTGGATACCGCACCCTTTTCAGCTGCCATACCACTCTCTGGGGAACTCGGGTCATACATATTTGTCATGACAGGGTTCTGAGAAGGTGGGGCCGCTGGGGGTGGTGCCGGTTCTGGAGCTGATCCCATAAAGCACATATTTATTCTCCTAGTTTTGAAGCTTCTTGTTCTTCGTAAATTGTTTGTATGAAGTCTACGACTGAACGCTGACCACCTCGCCACATGAGAATATCATGCTGTTCAAGATATTGTGGTGCTTGAACAGGGAAACGGGAATTGAGTTCATCTAGTAGTTCTTTAGATATATAAGGAAACATTAG